GAGCAAGTAAGATTGGTGATAAATTCTTTTCGAGGAAAGGAGTATCTACATCTTCGTAAATACTATCAAGACTTTGACGAAGAATGGAAGCCTAGTAAGGACGGCATAGCCATGGCTATAGATTTTGATAACACTAGAGGATTATTCGAGGGATTAGTCGAAATCATATCGCTTGCAGAATCTAGAGAAATCTTAGAAGAACATTTTTCTGACCTTATAAACCATTCATACCAACCAAAAAATACTTCTTGACAAATACTTAAAATCTCTGTATAATATATATTATGATTTACAAAGGAAGTATGAACTATGACCAGCATGGTCGCAAACGCAAGAATAGGTTAAAACCTAAGAGGAAGTCGTCTAATGGGTCAGGACAGTGGGTTAGCCTACAGGTGCAGGATCATTCCCTGCCTTCCTCACCCAAGATACCCAGTGCAGAACCTACATCATATAGGCCTGCAAAAGATACTTCGTACAAGAAGGAAATAAGCAAACAATATACTGTTGCAGTTGCGTATAACAAAGGTGCTTACCAAGTTATACCTAAAAGTGACATTAAACACATAGGCAAGTAGAATGATATCAGATTTAGTAAGAAAAGCATCCGAGGAGTACTATAAAGGTTCTCCCATCATGTCTGATGAGATGTATGACCACCTTCTAGGTTTAACAAATATAGAAGATATAGGTTATTCTGACAACTCAGAAAAAAGATTCCCCCATTTATATCCAATGTTCTCCCTACAGAAAGTTTGGGAAGGCGAGGATAAACCTGCGTGGAAAAAAGCTTTTGTGAGTCCTAAATTTGATGGAGCTGCTGTAAGTATACTAATTGCTGATGGTAAGATACAAAAAATCTTAACTAGAGGGGATGGAAAACAGGGGTTAGATATTACTAGATTATTGTCTACAAAACTACCCCAAGAATTCCCTACTAAAGATATGTATCAAATCACAGGCGAAGTAGTAGCTCCCAAAACTATTGCTAATGCAAGAAACTATGCTGCTGGAGCATTGAATTTAAAAAGTGTTGATGAGTTCAAAACTCGTGATGTTAGATTCATTGCGTATGGAATTGATATGAGTCCTACAGATACTTATGAAACAGACTTAGACTTTATTCACTCTCTAGGATTTGATACTGTGAGAACATTATCAAACTCAGAAGACTACCCACAAGATGGATTAGTTATAAGAATAAATAATAATAAAGAGTTTTATGACTTAGGATTCACAAGTCACCACCCAAGAGGAGCCTATGCTCTTAAAAAGAGAGAAGAAGGCGTTGTCACAACATTGTTAGATGTAGAATGGCAAGTAGGCAAATCAGGTGCAGTGTCTCCAGTGGCTATCTTAGAGCCTGTCATGGTAGAAGATGCTTTAGTAAGTAGAGCAAGTTTACATAACAAAGGAATAATAGAAGCCCTCGACCTAGACCTTGGCTGTCAAGTTGAAGTCATTAGAGCAGGCAAGATTATTCCACAGATAATAAGGAAAGTGCAATGATACTAGTAGAAGGAAGCCAGATACACGAATTCAAAAGCGACACTAGACGAGCAGAAGTATATACCCATAAGAAGGGATATGTTGTTAGAATGTTCGAGAATAAAGTATGGATTGAAGATAGAGTAATACAAGACAAGTCTGAAAGCTTTGTCGAAGACTGTGCAGAAAATTTTATTTTAGAAATATTTTAATGGCTGGAGGAGTCTATAATCAAACCTATTTCGACAACCGCCCTCTTGAAAAAGAAAGAGACGGCGTCTTGTACGGAGTTGTTCTAGTAAACACTTTTACATGGGAACGAGAATGTATCAAAGTGGGAATTGCTAGCGGTAAGGATTGGAGACATGTAATCAAGCGAAGTCGAGGATTTAAGAATTACGATTTAAGAATTCAACGAACTTATCACGATACTATATATAACTGCTGGAAGATTGAACAGGAACTTCATGCTAAGTATAAGCATGACAGCTATGCTCCGAAAATTAAGTTTGGAGGACATACAGAGTGTTTCAAAATTTCTTCCTTAATTCTGCAGGACTTCCCGAAAAATAATTCTTGACAAATGGTCGAAATCTTAGTATAATATATGTATATTTTGAGAAAAGAGATGATAGCAATACCAACAGAATGTCCAAGTTGTAATACAAGCCTAAAACTTGTCAAGGATATCCTGTATTGTTACAACGAAGCTTGTCCTGCGAAGTGGGACAAGAAGGTGGAAGGCTTTGCCAAACACCTTAAAATAAAAGGACTTGGGCCTTCGACCATTCAGAAACTACAGATTCAAGATTTTCACGACCTCTACTCCTTATCGAGTGACGAGATAGCTGACTGTCTTAATTCTGAGAAAATGGGTGATAAGCTTTACTTAGAGATTCAAAAATCCACTGAGTCTAGCTTGGAGGAACTTTTGCCAGCATTTGGTATTCCACTTGTTGGTAAATCGTTGGCCTCTAAACTGTGTGGAGTCGTGGGACATATTTCAGATATTAACTGGGATAAGTGTCACCAAGCAGGTCTGGGCCCCAAGGCCACTCAGAATCTAATAAACTGGATTCAGGACGAGTTTTATCCGAATGAATACGACAAACTACCTTTCTCTTTCAAGATGAAACAAAAAAGTGTAAAAGAAGAGAGTAAAGGAGTCGTCTGTATCACAGGAAAACTTAAAAGTTATCCAACTAAATCAGCTGCTACAGCAGTGCTAGAGCAAGCTGGTTATACAGTAAAAAGTAGTTTAACAAACGCCGTTACCCTACTAATTAACGAAAGTGGTATTGAGAGTGCTAAAACTATCAATGCCGAATCAAAAGGCGTAAGAGTAATAACAAATATAAAGCATTTATTAAAGGAGACTTAAAATGGCATTACCAAAGTGGACAGACGAGAGAACCGATCAACTGGTTAACTTTGTCGGTGAAAGCCCTATTTCTCAGGCTCAAGTTGCAGAAGCAGCTGAGGACTTAGAGACATCAACAAGAAGTGTATCTTCAAAGTTGAGAAAAATGGGATATGAAGTTGAATTAGCATCTGCATCAGCAAGCAAAGCGTTTTCTGATGAGCAAGAAGCAACTCTACAAAATTTTGTAGAAAACAACAGCGGAACATATACATACGCTGAAATTGCAGAGAATTTCGAAGGTGGACACTTCTCAGCAAAATCAATCCAAGGTAAAATCTTATCTATGGAATTAACTGGTCATGTAAAACCAGCAGAGAAAGTTGTAACACCTAGAACTTACTCTGAAAGCGAAGAAACAACATTTATCGAAATGGTAAACGGTGGTTCATTCGTAGAAGAAATTGCAGAAGCTTTAGATAGAAGTGTAAACTCTATCAGAGGTAAAGCTCTTTCTTTACTTAGAAGTGGAGACATTAACTCTATTCCTAAGCAAAAAGTTACTAAAGGTTCTAACAAACAAGACCCTTTTGTTGACTTAGAAATTGCGTCTTTAACTGTAGACGAAATAGCAGAAGAAATCGGAAAAACTGTAAGAGGCGTGAAAACAATGCTTACTAGAAGAGGTCTAGCATGTGCAGACTACGATGGTTCAGCTAAAAAAGAAAAATCAGTTAGCTAGTTAAACTTTGAAGCGGAACTCCCTTTTGTGGGGGTCTCCGCTTCTTTTATTTGGGAGAATAATATTGACGCTGGCCTCAGCATTACTACATCAGATTTTATCGCAAAAAGACATTTCAGTATGGACAGAACTGAAGGAAATCTACTTACCTGCAGAATATAAATCGCTATGGAAAATTATCAATTCGCATGTCGACAGATATGGGGATTTACCTAGCTTTGAAGATTTAAAGTTCGAGATTAGAGATTCTAAGTTACAAGAAATGATTTTTGCAATAGAATCCATTGAGACTGAGATTGATGCTAATACTTTATTAGACTATCAGAAAAATGAATTCACCCAAACAGAGATATTATCTCAAATAGATTCGTTTGTAGATGAAACAATTGCTTTCTCTACAGCGGAGGAGAACTTAGAGTCACTACAAGAAATAGTGGTTGAAGTCTCCGAAAAAGTCGATACCACTCCGCCTGGGGAAAATATGGCAAAGATTGAATTGTTCGACCCCGAGGAAGAACTAGGCAAGTTTGTCACTCTAGGATTAAATACGGAGTATGATAGAGACTTTACTTTTTCTCCCAAAGATTTGGTGCTAGTGGGAGGACGACGTGGTGCAGGTAAATCTATTACATGTGCTAACTTGGCTAACAATATTTATGAAGGCGGACGTTCTGCCTTGTATTTTACAATCGAGATGGATTCTCGTCAAATTCTACAAAGGTGTTGTGCACTTGGTGCCAATGTACCTGTGAACAGACTTAAGTTAAAGAATCTATCACAAGATGAGTGGAATAGAGTAGCAAAATGGTGGTGCGACAGATATCAAGATAGTGGGGATTTGCTCACTGACTTCTATAATCATAGAGACTTTGATGTTATGCACACTAAACTTGTCAAAAATCCTCTTAGAGAGGACAAGCAGATTGAGATTGTTTACGATCCAATGCTGACAATTGGTAAGATTGATGCAGTACTCAAAACAAAAATGAATCAGTTACCCGATGTTGGCGTTATAATAGTGGATTATCTAAACCAAGTAAAACGCTCACTAGCCTCAGGTCGTCAGTATGAATGGACAGAACAGATTGAAGTAAGTAAGACTCTAAAGTCAATGGCTCAAGAGTATGAAACTATGGTGTTCTCTCCATATCAGACTGATGCAACAGGAGAAGCAAGATTTGCAAAAGGTATTCTAGATGCTGCTGATGCAGCCTATAGTCTTAATGCTTGGACACAAGAAGATGCCTGTGTAACTTTCAGTTGTCAGAAAATGAGAAGTGCTCAAATGAGAGACTTTACTTCTGAAATGGATTGGGACACTCTAAGAATCGGACCTCACTCAGTATTGAGTCCAGAGGAACGAGATGAGCTAAAGGAAAGTATGTCTACAGGAGAATCAATAAATGAACTATAAAGTAGGATTTACATGTAGTGCATTTGATTTACTTCATGCAGGACACATAGCTATGTTAAGAGAAGCTAAAGACCAATGCACCTATCTAATCTGCGGATTACAAATTAATCCAAGTTTAGACAGAAGGGGAAAACAGACGCCAACGCAATCTATTGTAGAAAGATACGCACAGCTTTCAGCAGTTAAGTATGTAGACGAAATACTTGTGTATGAAACTGAAAAAGATTTACTTGATATTCTTAATATGTACCACATAGATATAAGAATACTTGGAGACGAGTATAGAAATCAAGACTTTACTGGGAAAGATTTATGTAAGTCAAGAGATATAAGTTTATATTTCAACAAGAGAGACCATAGGTTCAGTACTACAGATTTAAGAAAGAGAATAGCAAAAACAGAGTGGTTAAAGTTCAATGCAGATTAAAGATAGAATACAAAAAAGAATAGATGTAGTAGAGTTTATGATGAAAAGTAATATACATCTCGTAGACCCTAAGGGAGTAATGGAATACTTACTTACAGTGACTAAGTTTTGGTCAGTACTGTCAGAAGAAGATAGAGATTACCTTCAAGCATGTCAATCATCAATAGAAGAAGGATGGGAGTGGAAACAATGATATTATATACAGAAAAACAATTACAGACAGCTTACATACTTTATGTAAGAAGTTTACACGAAAACAATCAAATTTTAGGAAACTACCAAATGGATATTCCATCGTTAGAAGAATTTAGATTGATATATGAAGCAGAAATAGAACTAGAGTACAATGGAGATAACATACACTAATGGAAGCAGTTAAATTACTAGAAGAAAAGGGAGTAGACTATGAGCTGTCAGGAAAAGATGCAGTAGTAAAATGTCTTAGCCCAGACCATGATGATGGCAATCCAAGTATGAGAATTGACAAAGTTACTGGAATGTTTCACTGTTTTTCATGTGGATTTAAAGGCAACTTATTTACTTTCTTTGGAGCACCGCAGTCTCCATTAGAGATAAAAAGATATATGTTAAAAGAAAAAATTGCGGAGAAAAGAGCATCTTCTATAGGTATAAAAATGCCTGCCGGTGCTATAATGTATGACGGCACACTAAGAAACATAAGTGCAGATACTCTGAAAATATGGAGTGCATTTACTTGGGATGACGGAGATAAATTTGCTGGTAGAGTTATATTTCCTATTAGGGATATAACAGGCAAAACAGTTGGGTTGATAGGAAGATTGTTGAGAGATGATCCAACAAAACCAAAGTATCATATCTATCCACCAGGACTTAAATTACCATTGTGTCCTGCAAAACCAAAAATGATACAAAATAGAATTATACTAGTTGAGGGAATATTTGATGCTCTTAACTTATGGGATAAAGGATTAAAAAATGCAGTCTGCTGTTTTGGAACACAGTCTGTAGATTGGGTTAAGTTGTCTATTCTGAAAATGCAAGGAGCAACAGCAGTAGACATTATGTTTGATGGAGACGAAGCAGGTCAACTCGCAGCTACAAAAGTAGAAGGTATATGCGATACGTTAGGTCTTGGACATCAAACGATTAAATTAAAACAAGGAAATGACCCTGGCAACTTTACACAAAAAGGGGTTGACAGTTTAAAAAGGAGATTATATGGCTAAAGTAGCATTAGTAGAAGCAAAACCATCAAGGACTGATTTTATCGGTCACTTTGATAACTCATTTGAGTTTGACAGATACTCGCTATCTTCTGACCCTAGTTTGAAAAAGGTATTAAAGAAAGATGTTGATATAGAAATAGATATTGACAACTATGATTGGATTATATTAGTTGGGTCAGAATGTTTAAAGTTCTTCACCAACGTAACTTCAATCATGGAGTACAGTGGCAAAGTAACAGATAAGAAGTTTATTCCTGTTATCAATCCAGCCATGATTACGTTCAAACCAGAGGTAAAGAAGTTATGGGACGAGTCTAAAAGTAATATACAGCAGTATATTTCTGGAGAACTTAAAGTAGTAGAAATTGACGAAAGTATGGCATTTGGTATAACAGATAGTAGAGAGGCAAGTAGATTTATTATAGAAGCAAGAGATTGTGAAAGTGAGTTTGTTGCACTTGACTCAGAGACTACAGGATTATACCCTAGAGATGGGCATATGATTGGCATTAGTTTAAGTTATGATGGACAGAGGGGAGCCTATATAGATTGTGACTGTATTGACGCAACTTGCGAAGCTCTTCTACAACAAGTATTTGATAGAAAGATAGTAGTATTTCATAACGCAAAGTTTGATGTATCGTGGTTTGAGTATCACTTTAAATTCAACTTTCCTAGATTCGAAGATACTATGTTACAACACTATCTGATAGATGAAAATCCAGGCACACATGGATTGAAACAACTCTCATTGAAACATACAAAGTATGGAGACTATGAGAAGCCTATGTATGATTGGATAGATAATTATAAAAGATCGCATGGCATATTGAAAGCTGACTTTACTTGGGATATGATTCCATTTGAAGTGATGAAAACATATGCGGCAATGGACGCAGTCTGTACTTACATACTACACTCAAAGTTTAAGAAGGCTTTAGATACTAACAAAAGACTTACTTGGGTATATGAGAATATATTGAAGCCTGGATGTAGATTCTTAATTGATGCAGAAAACAATGGAGTCCCATTTGATACAGGCAGATTAGTAAGTTCACAAACACTTATGGGTGACGTGATAGAAGAAGCTGCTTTAAAATTAGATGAGTATAAAGAAGTACAAGACTACAAAACAAAGACAGGTGATTTCAATCCTAACTCAACAAAACAGTTGAGAGAGTTATTATTTGACTATATTGGATTGAAGCCCACAGGAAAGAAAACAGGAACTGGTGCTGATAGTACTGATGCAGAGAGCTTAGGTAATCTTGCAGAAGAGCATGAAGTTCCCCAACTCATTCTGAATGTTAGACAGAATGTAAAAATAAAAACAACTTATATTGATAAAATAATACCCGCACTAGATAGAGATGGAAGGTTACGAACAAACTTTAATCTTCATGGGACTACATCAGGTCGTCTATCATCTAGCGGAAAATTAAATATGCAACAGCTTCCTCGTGATAACCCTATAGTTAAGGGATGTATGAAAGCTAAGCCTGGTAACAAGATAGTTGCTATGGACTTAACAACTGCAGAAGTATATTGTGCAGCAGTACTAGCAAAGGATGAAAACTTAAAGAATGTATTTAGAAGTGGAGGTAATTTTCACAGTAATATTGCTAAGTTAGTATTTGGATTGCCTTGTGAGGCAGATGAAGTTGCAGAACTATACCCAATGGAAAGACAGGCTGCTAAAGCTGTTACCTTTGGTATAATGTATGGTGCTGGTCCTCAAAAGATCAGTTGGCAAGTAACAAAAGATAGTGGAAAAGAGTTCACTGTTCGAGAAGCAAAAGAGGTTATTGATGATTATTTCAAACAGTTCTCAGGACTTAGAAAGTGGATTGATAACTCTCAAAATTTTATTCGTGACAATGGTTTTATATACAGTCACTTTGGAAGGAAAAGAAGACTACCAAATGTTACCTCGAAAGACAAAGGTGTTGCTTCACATGAAGTAAGATCGGGACTTAACTTTTTAGTTCAGTCTGTTGCTTCTGATGTAAACTTACTTGGTGCAATCGATACACATAATGAAGTCTTGGAAAAAGACATACCTGCTAAAATATTTGCGTTAGTGCATGACTCAATATTAGCAGAGGTAAAGGAAGAATACATAGATGAATACTGTGAAATTCTTCTTAGAAACATGCAAAAAGATAGGGGATTAAGTATCTCTGATTGTCCGATCGGTTGCGATTTTGACATTGGAGATGACTATTCCTTTGGTAAGTTTGAAAAGAAATATGGTGTATGATAAAATTCAATTTCCAGTCTATGTACTAAACACTGACAATGTGGAATTGATTGATGGTTTACTGTTAGCAGAAGACCAAGTTATAGACGATAAGAATATGCAGGGCAATAATCTTGCTATGCGTAGACTTCAAACACCTATGAAAAGTATATATCCCTTACGATATATGATTGATACAATTCCTGACTTGATAAGACATAGAGGCAGAAATTATATCGATAGTAATGGAATGTACTTTCATTTAGAAAAAACCAAAACAAGCTCCATTAAGTATCACAAGATGGGCAAGATAGAAGGTAAGGGCAATGCTGCACTAGTCTGGTGCTTAAACATTCCCTTCCCTTTTGTTTGTAAAAGACCGCCGAAGTTAGAAGAAACTTGGGCAGGAATACTATATAGAAACGGACTTCCATGGGAATTATGGGAGTTTAGTACAGAGAGGAAAAAAGACACATGGCGAAAGATATAATACAAGACTTACAAGATGGGCTTTGCCTAGTAAGGTTTAGAAGCCTAATAAGTAACAAAGAAAAAGAAATAGAAGCTACTTTGAATCCTGAACATATACCAAATGGACAGGTAGTAAATCAAAGTAATGAAACTGAGAAGATACTTATGTATAACTGCACCTTTGAAAAATGGGAAGACATAGATAGAGAAACTCTTTTAGGGTGGATAAAACTATGATAAGTATCAGAGATATTCCTTATTATTGGTGGGATGGTGCTATATCTCCAGAAGTATGTAATGCTATCATTGCAGAAGGAGAAAGACAGCATTTTGCAGAGGCAGGAGTCAAAGACGACAATACTGTAAATAAAGAAGTAAGAACTACTGAAATTGCTTTCTTTGATTCTCAACACGCAGTAGAAGGCATATGTAAACATTTTGTAGACTTAGCTAATAAAGCTGCTAAGTGGAATTTTGAACTAGATTCTTACGAGAATGTACAGTTTGGAAAGTATATGCCAGGTTGTTTTTATGTACCTCACAGAGATTGTGATGTAAAAAATTATTCTAATAGAAAACTATCTATTAGTGTGCAGCTTAGCGATGGAGAAAGATACAGTGGTGGAGATCTTAGAATGAAAGATTTTGAAGGCGGTGAATGTGAAATGCCCGAAGGATTGCGAAATCAAGGTTCTGTTATTGTTTTTCCTTCTATGCTACTGCATGAGGTTACAAAAGTACGAGTAGGAACTCGATATTCTCTAGTACAATGGCATAGTGGGCCAAATTTTAAATAATGAAAGCAGTTATAGGTAATAGAATATTTATGGATGTTCCTGCAGCAACTCGTGATAAAATAGATGCAGAACTTACATATATGATACCTCCCAGGAATCCACAGGATCCTCCTTTCGTTATAAAAAATATGGGACTTATAAAAGGGGGATTGATTTCTATACCGAGTGGTAGAATGGATTTAATCCCAAATGATTATAATATAATCGATAGACGAGTTGATACGGAAATTGAATTTCCAGAGTTTACGTTTACTTTACGTCCTTCCCAACAGAAGGTATATGACGAAGTAGAAGACTCTGCTATAATTAACGCATGGGTCAGCTGGGGCAAGACATTTACAGGTTTAGCACTAGCTTCAAAACTTAAAAGAAAAACATTAGTAGTTGTCCACACGATTGCATTAAGAAATCAGTGGGCAAAAGAGGTAGAGAAAGTCTTTGGAATTACACCAGGCATTATTGGAAGTGGAAAGTTTGAAACAGATGGCCCGATAGTGATTGGAAATATACAAAGTCTTTACCGTAAAATAGATGAGATAAAAAAGGAGTTCGGGACAGTTATACTAGATGAGATGCATCATATATCCAGCCCGACTTTTAGTAGAATTATCGACAAAATGCATAGTCGATATAAAATTGGACTGTCAGGTACGCTAGAAAGAAAGGACGGGAAGCATGTGGTTTTTAGAGATTATTTTGGAAGCCATGTAATAAAACCTCCTAGAGAAAACTTTATGGCTCCATTAATCCATATAATAAAGTCCGAGGTTAGATTCCTAGATGGGAGTCGTACTCCTTGGGCGAATAGAATAAACCACCTAGTATCACAAGAGGAGTATGTACATAGTGTTGCAATGATAGCTTCTAGCTATGCTGCAAAAGGTCATAAGGTTCTGGTAGTAAGTGATCGAGTGTCTCTGCTAAAGACTTGTGCGAGACTAAGTGGAGATTCTGCCGTATGCATAACTGGTGAGCTGGAACAGGAGCAGAGAGAAGATTATTTAGAAAGTGTAAAAACATCTAAAAATATTCTCTATGGGACACAGGCTATATTCTCAGAAGGAATATCTCTTGATGTACTAAGTTGCTTAGTTTTAGCCACCCCAATCAATAACGACCCTTTACTTACACAGCTAATCGGTAGAGTTATTCGTAAGAAGGAAGGCAAGATCCAACCTATAGTTGTAGATATACATCTACGAGGAAAGACTGCCACCAAACAAGCGAACGCTCGTTATGGATTTTACATGAAACAGGGCTATGAGGTTCGAATTTTATAGATTCGTTAACCGAGTAGATCGGAAAAATAATACTTGACACAAGGTTTAATTTTTGTTATAATATATGATATTGTATAATTGGAAAAAGATTCTAAAAGAGACAAACGGTAGTACCAAAGACATCATGGTCATTCTTGATATCTTGACATACAGAATACCGCCATCAAACTACTACGACCCCAAGTTCAAATTTTGGACTAAAAAATGGGGTGGGCATAGCTACCTCTTAAATCCAGAAGCCTTATTTATACAGCGGAGATTTTTCTCCGATAAAGAGATTGCGCAATATGCAGGTGTCGCTTCATTTCGCAGTTATAATCACTATGTGACAACAAAAGACACCACACTGGACCTCATAAGGTACCCACTGAATGAGGATATATTAAAAACAAATAGATTACTTGAATTAAAAGACGACAAGATTCACTTTTTATTCGAAGAAATCACAGACTTAAAGGAATTAAAATGGCAATAAAATTTAATCAAACTAAAGGTGAAGCTAAGAAAGACAAACTAGATTCATATACTTATACAGGAAAAGAAGACCACCACGTAAGACTAGTGGGCGACTTATTACCAAGATATGTGTATTGGGTTAAAGGTGAGAATGGGAAGAATATCCCTATGGAATGCTTAGCTTTCGACAGAAACACAGAAACTTTCAATAGAAAAGAGAAAGATCACGTACAAGACTATTTCCCAGACCTTAAATGTGGCTGGTCATATGCAATCCAATGTATTGACTATGGAGATAACAAAGTAAAAATCTTTAACTTAAAGAAAAAGTTATTTGAACAACTAACAGTAGCTATGGAAGATCTAGGAGATCCTACTGACCAAACTACTGGATGGGATGTTTTCTTCAAAAGAAAGAAAACAGGACCAAATGCTTACAATGTTGAGTATCAACTACAAGCATTAAAATGCAAGCCTAGAGCATTAGATGAGAACGAGTTAGAACTAATAGCGGATCTTAAGTCAATGGATGAAGTCTTACCTAGACCTACTCCAGACTTACAGCATGATTTGCTTAAGAAGATAACACAAGCAGATGGCGACATCGACAGTGATATCTCAGACGAATTTGACGTTAGTTAAGGAGAAGTTATGTTTAAACCACGAATGACAAGTATCGGGGACGCGTTCCCTCATTTTACACTACAAGGTGTAGACAAGGATAACAACTTTATAGAGGTTTCTGTATCGAAAGAATACGAACCTTTAAAGCATGATTACACAGTAATCTACTTTTATCCTAAAGACTTTACTTTCATATGCCCAACAGAAATCGCGGGAATGGATATGTTAGTAGATGAAGCAAATGTCATTGGTATAAGT